GGCGTTATTTTGCACTCGCGAATTGGAAATCGGGGGGGTCTCTCGAAATCGCGATCGGGAGGGGCTCTAAATGGCACCAGGTCGCAAACCAAAACCGAATTGGCTGCGCGTCGTCACAGGGAATCCTGGCCACCGACCGATCAACGAAGATGAGCCGCTCCCGGAAGGCGATCTCGTCGAACCGCCGACCTGGTTTGATGACGCTCAGCGCGCCGAATGGTCGGAAGCGATCGGCGCGGCGCCGCCGGGCCTGCTTAAGCAGCTGGATAAATCGATGCTCATCGTTTGGGTCTGCGCGAAGGTCATGCACGCGCATGCCGCGCAGCAGGTTTCCAAATATGGCGCGCTGATCAAAACACCGGTGACCGGTGTGCCGATGCAAAGCCCATATGTTTCCGTGATGAATCGGCAGGCCGCGCTCATGATGCGGGCCGCGGCCGAGATGGGATTCTCTCCGTCCTCGAGGTCTCGTGTCTCAATCGCCCAAAAGCGCAAAGGAAAATCGCAAACCCCGTTCGACGACCTCAAGGACCTCCCGGTCTAGGGACTACATTCTCGAGGCGATCGTATACGCCGAGGAAGCGATCGCCGATACCCGTGGATTGCAGTTCGGCAAGCGGCTGCGCCAGGCCGCAAAACGGTTTATCCGGGACTTAAAAGCATCGCAGCGCAAGCGACCGCCGTTCCTGTGGAGCCCAAACCAGGCGATCAAAGCCTGCCGATTCATCGAGCGACTACCACACGTCGAGGGGCAATGGTCGACCGAGACACTCACGCTCGAGCCGTGCGAGTGTTTTCTGGTCGTGCAGCTCTTTGGGTTCCGCCGGCACGACGGCGCGCGCCGCTTCACGACGCTGCTCTACTGCGTCGCACGGAAAAATGCCAAGTCGACGCTGGCCGCGGCGATCCTGCTGTACGTCTTTTGCATGGAGCCGGAGAACGGGCCGCAAGTACTCTCGGCCGCGATGACCGGGCGCCAGGCGCGCATCGTGTTTCATATCGTGCAGCGGATGGTGCAGCAATCGCCCGGGCTGCAGAAGGCTTTTACACTCGAAGCGTTCTCAAACTCCGTCGTGCGCTATGAAGTCGGCGGCTCGCTGTTGCCGATCAACTCCAAGGCCTCGACCCAGGATGGTTTGAACCCTTCCGCGTTGTGCTTCGATGAGCTGCACGCGCATAAAACCCGCGACTTATTCGACGTGCTGCGCTCCGCCGTCGGCGCGCGCAACGATCCGCTGTTCATGTACACGACCACGGAAGGCTATGAAACGCCCGGGCCCTGGCCGGAGATCCGCGGCTTTGCCTTCCACGTGCTCGATGAGGTCATCGAGGCGGATCACATGCTGGTGATTTACTACGCGCTCGATGAGGACGACGACGATTTCGACGAGACCAAGTGGATCAAGGCGAACCCGATGCTCGGCGTATCAATCCAATTGAAGAAAATGCAGGAGTATGCGATCGAGGCGAAAGCGCAGCCCGGGGCGCTGTCGGAATTTCAGATCAAGCGCTTGAATCGCCAGGCCGCCGCGGCCGAAGGCTGGGTCGACCTGCGCCGCTGGAAAAAATGCAGCGGTGAGGTGCCGCTCGAGCAGCTCGTCGGTTCCCCTTGTTGGGGCGGCCTGGATCTGGCGAGCTCGCGCGACATGAATGCCTGGCGCTTGCTGTGGCTCAAGGACGGAATTTATTACACGTGGGGCCGATTTTGGGTGCCATCGCTCGCCGTTCATCAACGAACGGAGCGTCGATCGGTGCCGTATGCGTCGTGGATCCAAGCCGGTTTCTTGACGCAAACCGAAGGCGATGCGGTCGATTATCGAGTGATTCGCGAGTCGATCCTGGAGGACTGGGAGAGATTCAGCCCCTCAAAAGTGGCGTACGATGATTGGAACGCGACGCAACTCGCCATCGAATTGGCCGAAGCTGGAGTACCGATGGAGAAGTTCATCCAAGGGCCACGATCCTACAATCCCGCGATGCAGGCGTGCGAGATCGCGTATATTTCCGGCGCATTACGCCACGCAGGCAACCCAATTCTCCAGTGGAACGCCGCTAACCTGGTGCCCCGCCATGATGTCAATCTCAACAAAGCACCGGACAGAAAGCGCAGCGCCGACAAGATCGACGGCATGGCAGCGCTGCTGATGGCCTTCGGCCTCGCGGCCTCCGAAGACGTCGAGGGCGACTCGTCCGGGTTCTTCTCAGCCCCGGTCAAAGCGTGATGGCCGTCGCAACTCGGCCAATCTGGCGACAAAAAACGGCGGAGTTCTTCGGTAGCTTTTTCGACTACGGTTTGGTCGGCCGCGGCGGCTTCTATCCCGTGGCCGCCGGCGGCCAGGCCCGCCCGCCGGTCAACTTCGCGCGCTCCGGCGCGGGCACCATCGTCTCGCCGCAGACCGCGCTCTCGCTCTCCACAGTGTGGGCCTGCACCTGGTTGCAGTCCGGCGCGGTTTCCTCGCTGCCGTTTATCTTGAACCGGCGCGCCAGCGGCGCACTGGCCTACGGCGAACCGGCGATCGATGTGCCGCTCTACACCGTGATCAACTCAAAGCCGAATCAGGACATGTCGGCGGTGAGTTTTTGGAAATTCATCGTGGCCTCCGAGCAGCTGTGGGGCAATGGCTATGCGCTGAAGACCACGAACAGCCAGGGCCAGGTCATCGCGCTCAATCCGTTGCGGCCTGAGTACATGGTTCCGTATCGACAGCTGATCCCGAACACGGCGCCGAAACAGTACGCGATCCGCTATCGGTATTACTCGCCGCTCGACGATATCGATTTCTCGGCCGACCAAATTTTTCACTGGAAAGACCGCACGCTCGATGGCCTTGTCGGCCTCTCGCGCATCGAATATGCGCGTCATTCGATGGGGATCGCGCGCGCGGGCGAGGATGCGACGTCCGAGACCTTCAAGAACGGCCTACGCTCTGGCGGCTTTGTGCAGTCCGACAAGTACTTAAATCCTAAAAATCGCGGCGAGTTGCGCGGTTCATTGAAGGAATTCGTTACCGGCGGACCCGAATCGGGCGGCATAATGGTGCTGGAAGGGGGATTGAAGTTCCAACCCATCACGATGAACCCGCAGGATGTCGCGCTCTTGGCCTCGCGGCAGTTCTCGGTCGAGGATATCTGTCGATGGTTCCAAGTGCCGCCCGTGCTGATCGGCCACGCGGCCGCCGGCGTCACCGCCTGGGGCTCAGGCATCGAGCAGCTGATGCTCGGCTGGGGCACGCTCTCGTTGCGCTCCTACACGCGCGGCCTGCAGCAGGAGATAGGCCGCTCGCTGATCGCGGTGAAGGATTCAGCGACGCTGTTTGCCAGCATTGATCTCGATGATTTGCTGGCGGCTGACTCGGCCGCGCGCTCGGCGTTGTTCTCGAACTTCGCGCAAAACGGCGTGATGACCCGCAACGAGATCCGCGCCAAGGAAAATATGGCGCCAAAGCCCGGGGGCGACGAGCTCACCGTGCAGTCGAACTTAATACCGATCAGCAAGCTAGGCGAGGCCGGCCCTTCACCGATACATATTTTCCCACCGGGCGCGACACCGCCGCCGCCCAAAGGTAACCCACCATGAAACTGAAACACCGCCAGGTTCCGTTCACCTTCAAAGCACTCAAGGGTGATGGCACTTTCTCCGGATATGCCTCGGTGTTTGGCAACACCGATAAGTATCGCGATGTCGTCATGCCCGGCGCGTTCGCTGACTCGCTGGTGCAGTGGAAGGCGGACGATGCGATGCCGCCGATCCTTTGGCAGCACAACAGCGCGGCGCCGATCGGCGCGACCACCGCGATCAGCGAGGATGGCAAGGGGCTATTCGTCGAGGGGCAGCTGCTGATCAAGGACGTACAGCAGGCCAGCGAGGCCTTCGCGCTGGCCAGAGCCAAGGTGGTGCGCGGCCTCTCGATCGGCTATGACCCGACCGAGGAGGAGTACGACGGCAAAACCAACGTCAACAAGCTGATCAAGATCGATTTGTGGGAATACTCGTTCGCGACTTTCCCGGCCAACACCGAGGCCACGATCACTTCGGTGAAATCTTTACTGGCGTCCGGCGATCTGCCGACGCTGGCCGATTTTGAGGACTTCCTGCGAGAGGCTGGGAGTTTTTCTCGAAGCCAAGCCAAGGTGGTAGCCAAATATGGTTTGGAGCGATTGCTAGCACAGCGTGATGCTGACGAGAGCAAAGCCGACGAGCATGACAATCATGACGTCGACTCGATTCTGGCGCTGTTTCGCGAGCATCCCATCCAACTGTAAAGAGGAAACTCACATGAATTTACGAAGAATCATCACGCGCGGCGTGATTGATATGGCAACGTCTCGCGTGCTCGAGACGGACAGCTATTTTTATTCTGGTCCCATGGCCATGGCCGACTCGGCATCGAGCGAGGCGCTGCGCACCGCGATCAAAACCGAGCTCGAGGCGCACGGCAAAAAGGTTGCCGATGTCATCAAAGCCGTCGAGGACAATGTCAAGACCTTCGGCACGGTGCAGGAGGGCGTGAAACTCGCCGTCGAGAAACTCAACACCGACGGCGCGGCGCTGATCAAGGATTTCAACGAGCTCAAGGCGGCGAAGGCCGCGAACGATGCGCGGCTGCTGGATCTGGAGCAAAAGATCCTGACGCGCGGCACGCCGGGAGGTGGTGAGCAGCAGAAATCCCTGGGCCAGCAGTTCATCGAGTCAGAACAATGGAAAGAGTTTGCGAAGCGTGGCGGCACGCTCAAGGGCGCGATGGTGCCTTTCCAGTGCAAGAACATCACGAGCATCACCGGCGGCGCCGGCGCATTCCCGCAGTTTCTGCCGACTCCGGTCATTCCACCGTTTCAGCCGCTGGTCATGCGCGATCTGCTGGACGTGGCCACGACCGGCTCGAATCTGATCGAGTGGGTGCAGGAACTGCTGTTCACCAATGCCGCGGGGCCGGTCTCGGAAGGCGGCGTCAAACCGCAGTCCGATATCACGTACGTCCGCAAGGATGTCGCGGTCAAAACCCTGGCGCACTGGATCAAGGCGACGAAACAGATCCTCGCCGACTTCCCGCAGCTGGCCTCGTTGATCAACGGCCGCCTGACCTTCGGCTTAAAGCTGGTGGAGGAGCAGCAGATCCTGTTCGGTGATGGCACCGGCGATAATTTGTTTGGGTTTGTGCCACAGGCGCAGCCATACAGCGGCGCGTATCACCGGCCGAGCGACACCCGCATTGATGTGATCCGTCACGCGATGCTGCAGGTGCAATTGGCGCTCTACCCGTCGACCGGCATCGTCATGAGTCCGGTCGATTGGCACGATCTTGAAATCACCAAGGATTCTTTGGGCCGATACATGATCGCGGTGCCGACGCAATCGACGCCCGGCATGTTGTGGGGGCTGCCGGTGGTTCAGGCCTACTCGATGAACGCAGGCAATTTCCTGGTGGGAGCGCTGAAGTTGGCGGCGACGCTGTTCGATCGCGAACAAGCGCAGATCCTAGTGAGCAACGAGGATCAGGATAACTTCGTGCGCAACTTGGTGACCGTGTTGGCCGAGGAGCGCCTGGCGCTTGCGGTCTCGCGGCCCCAGGCGATCGTCTACGGCTCGATACCGGGCGGCGAGAGCACGCACTAGACTTCGCGAGCGGCATAAGCGGGGGACTGCACACCCCGCTTTTAGGAGAGATTCAAATGCCAGAATGCAAAGCATTGGCCACGTTCAACAGCAGGCAGTACGGATTTATTCGCTTAGGATCCCGCTTCAGCTCGGACAAGAGCTACGCGGACGAGCTGCTGCGCAATGGCCTGATCGAGATCATCCCCGACCCTTTAGAGCCCGCGCGCACCCAGTCATTCCCGCGCGCGCCGTCCACATCGGGAAACGACCAGCCGGAGCCACCGACCGACCCAAACTCGGAGGACCCGCCGGACGCTGGCTCGGTTCCACCGTTGTCGTCATCGCGAGCGGGCCTAGCCTCACGCCGCAAGACGTCGCGTTCGCGCGGGGCAAGTGCAAATCGATAGTGGTCAATACGTCGTTTCGGGCCGCTCCGTGGGCCGATGTGCTGTATGCGTGTGATGCGAGCTGGTGGATTCAGTACTTCCGCGAAGTCGCCACGCAATTCCCCGGCGAGAAATGGACTACCAGCGCACAAGCCCGCCAGCGCTTCGACCTGCGCTGGATCTACAGCCTGGATCGACCGGGCCTCTCTCGAGATCCTACGTTCATACATGAAGGCGGGAACTCTGGTCATCAAGCCATTGGACTCGCCGCGCTCTTTGGCGCACGCCGAATTGTTCTATTGGGGTTTGATTTTCAACGCACTAACGGCAAGGTCCACTGGCACGGCGATCACCCCAGAGGCCTCGGCAATGGCGGAACGTTTTCGAAGTGGATTGCCGCAATGACACCGCTCGCGCGCGACCTCGCCCGGGCAAACATCGAGGTGATCAACTGCACCCGCAAGACGGCGCTGAAATGTTTTCCGCAAAAGCCCATCGAGAATGTGCTGGTTGACATTCCGCCGCCTGCATCGGGTTTGGTTGCTCATACCGTGGAGCAACCATGCGAATCCTGATGCTGATCGTCGCTTCGGCGCTCGCCGGCGGCGCGGTAACGCTGTTCATTTTCGCAACCAACATCATCCGCGGCGTGCTCGCGAGCTGGGGAACCCCGTGAGGAAGTATCCGGAAATACTTTCCGAAGACTCGACGATCGACATCGCGGCGACGCAGTCGATCGCTAGATACGGCGATGGGGAATGGCGCTGTGCGATCGGCGGCGGCTGCACCAGTCAGCGGCCGGACATCGCGCTCTCGCGCGAGCTGCAGCACATTCTGCTGAGGCCCAATGGTTGCGTGGTGTGTTTGCCAAACATTTTCAACGGCTGCCCGCGCAAGGACAGCTGGATGCGCTACACCGAGGAGCGGTACGTCAAATACTGCGGGGCGAAAACCTACGGCTCGGCCTTCATCACGCGGCCCGACAATGCGCCCTGGATCGATCGGCCGGACTATTGGGCCAAAGTGCGCGCGCTGTGGACCGGGGTCGAGGTGGTG